ATATCACTCTTATTCAAAGTGTTGACTGCATCTTCGATTGTCTCGACCAGCGGGTCTCCACCAAGATTAAAAGAAGTGTTAAACAGAATAGGTACACCCGCAATCTTATCGAATGCATCAATGAGATTGTAGTAGTGTTCATTCTGTTCTGGAGTAACTGTTTGGATTCTGCAAGTGTTATCAACGTGGATAACAGAAGGAATCTTTTCTTCCACTCCGTCATGACACTTGACTGCATACATCATGTGAGGTGTCTCATCACGACCTGCTAGGTCAAACCAGTCATGAACTGCTTCTTTCTTAATAGAGCAAGCAAATGGTCGGAACCATTCACGGTGCTTGACTGCATTAACATGATCTTTACCATCTTTGATAGTAGGATCAAACAGAATAGATCTGTTGCCAAGTGCTCGTGGACCTCCTTCAGAACGACCCTGATAGATGGTTACGATAGTACCTTCACGAATTAGTTTAGCAACATCATCATATGAAGTGTCGGTAACTTCCAGACCTTCTAGGTCTGCCATATAACCAGTAGGATCATATTGAGGACCATAGTAAACAGACTCTTGCTTACTGGGTTTTTCGGTTTCATTCAGCTTGTTGTAGACATATTTGGCTCCACCAATAGAAGTACCACCGTCATGTGAGATGGGCTCACAGTAGATATTGAGATCAGGAAACTCTTTCCAATACTTGTAGTTCGCAACGCAGTTGAGACCGTAACCGCCACAAATTACAATGTTCTTTTCACCAGTTAACTCATGTGCTTTTTTAATTAACTGAACCATACGATCGGAAGTTTGTTCCTGAATCTTGTAAGCGAGATCTTTTTGAACATCTGTATACTCACCCTCAACATGATTTTTAACGTCCTCTTTAAGAATATCATAACGAGAAACATTAAGTAATGCAGCGTTGGGATAAGTAGGGATGATCAGATTTCGATTACCCCACTCGCCATTGAAGAATGATGGTAGGTCTTCATTGGGGTTGCCGTATGGAGCAAGACCCATGAGCTTACCTGCCTCAATGGCGGGGAATCCACAATATTGTGTTACTGCTTCATACATTTTAGTATGACCAGGGTACTCGGTAATGAAGATATTATCTTCTGCTTCCGACATACCAATTGATTGTTTTGTACCTACATGCTTATAGACAGTATCAAAATCACCAGGATATGATGCATTGAAAATAGTTTCAAACTCATAGCAGGTGTCGTCAATCTCTCCAATCTGTAGGAAACTACCAGCACCATCAGCGATTACACAAGCAGCAGTTTCAAAACCAGAGTTATAGAAACCACATGCGGCATGCATCTCATGATGGATGACATCGATCTCATGAGTCTGAAACTCAAATTTTTTCCTAGCTAGTTTTCTTACCCATCCTTTATATGCATCTTCACCAGACCAATCAAGGACTGGACCGTGACGGTGAGTGTGACAGATTACTAGATGATCAATGTGATCTACATAATCAAATACTTTTAGAAGACCAAGTAGAGGAGACCCGTCATACTTGAAGCGAGACAGTCGCTCCTCTTCCAAATAAAATACTACTTTGCCATCAACCAACAAAGTTGTACTCCCGTTATGACCACGGGCAACCGAAACAATAACAGACATTATAACCTCAATTTACTTTTACAGTTTGAGAAAATCCTTTCTTACTAGGTTCTAGAGAGGGGATCTTTACTCCATTTGATGCAGCTTCCAATTCAATTGGACCCATGCCTTGCTGCTTTGGCGATGATCGTGGTGCTTCTGGTGGACAAGTTGGACATCCTTCTTGAGGACCGCCATAAGATTCTGGTAGAACAACTTCCATATCTGGTTTGGTGTAATACCTGTTCATCAATTTGTCAACGGACTTTATGATAACTTCTTCAACTTTATCATTCATTGCCATGATGCCATCATTTACTCTTGCAGATTCTTCATCAGGACAGACACGAATAGGATCATACAACCTCAATCCCTCGCCCATATCAAGAACATCTACTTTCTCGTGGTCTGGATATGAAACATTGACACCATAAGTAGATCCCATAACAGCAACTACAGGTGTTCCTACCGAATATGCAATGTGTTGACCAACGGAATCACATCCTAGGAATAGATCTGCTTCTTTGATAATGCCAGCCCATCCTCGTAGAGGAACATTTTGTCCAGCAGGAAAAGAAACAGTATCTCTCAATCCTTCTTTCTCAAAGTCAAATCCAAACTCCGACATCAGAATTACAGAATATTTTTTCTGTAAACGTTTGATAATAGAGACAACATTATTAAACTCAAAACTTCTTCCAGAAGAATCGGTAATAATATTTCCAACGGTTTGAACTCCTCTACCAAAAGGTTGAAAAACAACTGTCTTTTTCTTGTTTGTTTTTTGTCTTACTTCTGCAACAATAAACTTTCCATTTACTTGTTCTTCTTTAGAAAGCTTGATAGTTGGTTTAGGTAGTTCTCTTACACCTTTCCCATTGATCTCAATATCAAATGCTTGGGATAGATTACATTTTTGGTTGTAGTATTCCCAAACTCTGTATGGTTCGGGTGTTTTAACATCTGTACTAATAAGTTTATCTCGAAAGATATTCTTGTGCCAGTGGTCATACACTTTACCGTAAAGTGTTGGATGACCTTTGAAGAAGTCTGTACCTCCTTCGCAGATAATTAGGAAATCCTCATCAGGATGTTCCTCTTGATATTTCTCAAATGCAGGTATTGAACAAAGCACACGTCCAGCACCACCATTGACAAAAAATGATTTAGGTCTCATAATCAGTTGCTAATGATTTATATACTTTATTTAGGTGAGGTCTCCAGGGGGGTTAAACGCACCATGCAACCCAAGAGTATCTTGTTCCTTTGGTTACTGTAGTAACCTGATGTGGATATAAAAATACTGATGGGAATGCAACTACCTCACCTTTCTTTAATTCTACTTTATGATCATTCCAAAAAAGTAATTCACCGCCTTGGTAATCATCATTCAGAACTCCAATAATACTAGTAACGGGAATGCCACGTAGATCACCCTCAAACATATCATGAATATGATCGTGATGTGGTTTGATACTATCCCCTTCAGTATACTTGTTGAACTTGATATTAGAAGCTACGGACCAGAATAAATCTGAATTTGTATTTTCTGGTTGGTGATACTTGTCATGGTATGCTTCTAAAAGATTTTGAATCAACGGATATATTTTTCCAGAAGCAGTATCATCTTTTAAAGTTTGAAAGTCTGCTTCTTCTATATCTTGTTTAAGACCAGCGTCATACCATTTATGATCTTTCCATGGTCTTTTATCAAGTCTTGTAATTAATTTATCACATAGATTGTCTGGGATGAGTTTGTGTACGAATATGTGATCACGTAGATCAGGATATTTAAGCATAAAAAAAGAGGGTCCGAAGACCCTCTCATTATAGCACAGAACTGATCACTCGCCGTCAGTTGCTGCGTCGTTCAGAAGACCATCAGGATCTACGTTATAGTCGTAGTCTTCAATCAATTCCGCCATTGGGTTTGTAGGGAATGGAATCATGAATGCTTCAACACCAGCAAAATCGGTGTAGAGACTTTCCATTGCAGCGATGTATGCCTCTGCTGCTGTGATTTGAGCAGCAGTCATGTTTCCTCTGATTGCAGCAAGGAACAACTTATCACCTTCGAGAACACCATCATGTGCTTCCTTATGAGCCTCTTCGGTCATCCAAGGCTTGAACCAAGGGAAAGGAGTAACCCAGGAATCATTGGCGAGATCATACATGATCTCGTCTGATGCGTAAGTATGGTTTGGTTGCTGGGGATCGGGACGCTCGTAATATACTTCACCCGCTCTTGCATGACTAGCAGGGAATGCGTATTCCTTTTGTGGATAACCAGCTGCTTTGCCAGTATCTTGTCCAAGTAGAATTGCTGCTAGTAGAAGATCTGTTCCGTTTGTATTAGGACGAAGAAGAACTGCTTTTTGATCTAGACCTGCACGTACATTAGCTTGATCTTCATCCCTAGTTGGATTAGAAGTAGGAATGAATGATTGACCTGCTAGAAGAGCACCTGTTGCGCCGTCTACAAAAACCCAGAGAAACTCTGGACCTTTGTAAGTAAAACTTCCTGTGAGACCAAGATCACTAGTCTGCTTGGTATACTCGTCAGGCAAGTTATAAGTTAGTGGTTTTGAAATATTCGCCATGATAGTAATCTCTTATTTAATCCTTGGTTTTCTTTGCTGTATTATTTATAAACTATGAAAGAGCATATCCACGTTCGGATTGCTTGTATGAAATACGAATCATACCAGGGTTTCCGTGTTGACCTCGGCAGCAACCGCCACCACATGTCCATGCAGAAGGACCGCCAGTGCCAGGAACATAGTTCTTTTCACTAAATGATCCACCCCAACCAAGTTGAGCTGTTGCCCAGTGATTGAGACAATATCCACAACCAGAACTTTCGCATTGAGTACCAGGCAACCAACCACCTTTACCATTAACTAGACCACCTGGATAAGGAACAAGTTGCTTGTTCCAGCACTGATTTGTATGACACCAGACTTGACCAGCACCAGGGTTGCCATATGCACCGCCACTAGCACCATAATACAAAGCACAAGGACCATTACAGCAAACATTGCAAAGAGTAGCCCAGTTGCAGCAGCACATCTGACAGCAAGAGCAACCTCCATAACCACCGTTTGCACAGAAATTAGATAGACCGTAACCAGTAATATATGTTTTACTACCTTCTTGACCACAAGCAGGACCCTGCCTTGATCTACCACCCTGACCAATCTCTAGTGTATAAGCGCATCCAGGAACTACATCAGAACCAGATAGCATCTTATATGCATAAGCACCAGAAGAACCAGGTACAGCACGACTACAGCAACAACCGTCGCCACCGCCGCCACCAGCACCCCAAAGCTCAAAAATAATTTGGGTAGTATTAGCAGGAACTTTCCAATCTGGATAGTCATAGTAACTATAGTTACTAGTCCAATCTTGGCAAGTAGCACCACACTGTGCAGTGAAGTACATCGTTCGCATTCCTTGACTAGGATATGCGGGTAGTTTAGTTGTAGGATCTGCTGCGGCTAACCCTTTAATTGAGTCAGTTGTTACAATCCCGAGCAGATCGCGTAAATTTGAGTTAGGCATCGGTTTTCCTTGTTATATGCTATTTAGAAATTAGTTACAGAAGTGGTATGCACAGTCGCGGTTGACTCCCATCCAACAAGAACAGTAAGTGATTTTAATCAATCCACCATGTCCTCTATATCCGTAACAGCATCCGCCACCACAAGATGTTGCAGCAGGACCGCCTACACCAGGTAGTGTTGCATTGCAATTAGCGTTAAATGCCCATGGAGTAGTTCCTTGACAGAAAGTACCTTCATTGATACAAGCATTTCCTTTTACGTTGGAAATTAGGTGTCCGCCTTCGCCATCAAATAGACGTGGTGGATAAGCCATTCCCTGCTTCGCCCAGCAGTTACTTGATGTATTGTAAGTTCTGAAGAATCCTGGATGTCCTTTGATGTTTTCGTCGCCACCGTATGCAACAGCACCATCAGTAGCAGGATCGTATCCACCACAACCTGTCCAGTAAACTCTATCCAGGCATCTGAAAGTAGTATCCCAGTATGCATAACAGCAAGTCTTTCCTGGTACACCACCTTCAGCACAGAAGTTGCTACCAAGAGCAGTTTGTGCTGCGCTGTTTTTACCACAGACGTAAGACTTACAACCTTGAATACCACAGCAACACTGTGAGCAGCAAGTGGGTGAACCTACTTGCAAGTAGTAGCACCATCCACCTTGAATTTGTGGATACTGTAGTGTCTTTCTACTGTAAGCACCAGATCCACCAGGCATACCCTGCTGGCAGCAGCAAGCGCCACCACCAGATCCGCCACCACCCCAAATCTCAAAAGTAATCTGTGTAGTACCACAAGGTACGCACCAAAACTCTTGGCAGTAAGCACGATAAGAATTATCGCAACTTGTATTACAGTGGGGAGCAAAGTTATAAACTTTACCATCTCTAACTTTTTCGTAACTGCCGTACTGACCAGCAGTTTCTAGAACCGTGGAATCGAATTCCTTTCCTAGGAGACCTCGTAAATTTGACATTAGTTTATACCTTGCAGAACCATGTAACTTTAACTAGACCTGCAGCGCCTTCAGAGGAGCAACAGCAACCACCACCAAATGTGTCGGAGGAGAATCCACCGTGACCAGGAGGACCGTTTCTGAAGCAATCTCCAGAGATACCACCATTATTGCCACTAATCCATAGTGTTTGTTCTCTACCACAAGTAGCCATACACTTGTGTCTTTGGTGGTTGAATGTACCAAACTTACCATCTTGGTAAGGAGCAAATGGTGAGGAGTATTTCATCATACACCAGTTACCACAGTCTTGGCAGTCCATCTGGTTGTATGATCCAACCTGACCCCAATATTCATGACCAAACTCACAAGCAGCATCACGCTTGGTACGTGACTCACTGTATTGATCAGCAGACTTATCACACTGCCATCTGCAATGTGGTTGACCTGTCTGCCAGTTCATTCTGAACTGACAACCCCATCTAGAGGAACCGCCACCGAAGCAGCAAGAATAACCGTGACAACCACCGCAAGCGCAGAAGTTATCAAGACCAGGACCAACAACATATGATTTGCATCCATCAAAACCACCGTTGCCTGGATGTCTACAAGTAATAGAACCAGAACAAAGGCAATAGCAACAATTGTCCAATTTGTCTACACCTTGTGCAGCTGCACAAAGAGTGTACTTATTGTATTGACCAGAATATCCATTAACTCCAGACATACAGCAGCATGAACCGCCGCCGCCTCCACCGCCGCCCCAAACTTCAAACTGTACCTTACAGACACAGCAGGATGGAACGCACCAAACAATTTGTTGGTGAGCATAATCATGAACGCTACCATATTCATAGCAGTGTTTTCCACGCCACCACAATTGGTGGGCGTTTTGTGGACCGTAATACGTTGCTACTGGAATGCCATCTGTTGTGGCAACATCCAGTAGATCTCTTAAACTAGACATCTGTCAATACCTCCCTATTAGTATTAGTTAGAAAGGATCGACCAACCGTAAGAAGATCCAGTGTAGATTAGTTCAAGTGATGCATTCTTAATGTCAAAATCTAGGTCTTCTGCCAGGTTGGCAATTTTATTACCATTTCTAGCGATAACTGCTTTTGTTGTTCCACACTGACCAGCGGCGTCAATTAGATTGACACGATCACCTGCAGATGGATTGGCAGGAAGAGTAAGTGTAAGTTCTGTACCAGCTACAGTATCAATCAGAAGAATTTCTCCTGGAAGAATACTGTGATTTGCGGTAATTGCTACTGTGTATCTTTGCGAGATAACTTGTGATAGGTTGCGTCCCATTGTTCTTATAACTCCTTTGGATTATTTATCAAGCCTCTTCTTCTACGCCATACGCCGAAACGCTGACGTTCGCGGTATCAGAAAGTACCACGAGGTTCTTGGTTGATTGCAACGCAATACCAGTTCTCTCCAGAATTCCGTATCCTGCAATTTCTGCATTATACTCAATGTATTCTGCACCAGTTGGAGTTCCAGTAGCAGAAATAGCAACACGAACGCTAACAGCTGTAGCGTTGGTGTTGACGATGTTGAAGTTTACGTATGCAACAGTTGCTGCAGGGACTGTGTAAACTGTAGTTAGTGTGTTAGCTGAAAGGGAAGCTTGTGTCCCCAGGATGCCAGAAGCCATGTTGATTACTCCTTAAATGTTCCGAATGTCGTAGTTTATCTGTAATATTTATAAAGTGGGGATCACATTGCTCCCGCCCAGAAAGTGAAGCCTTTCGTCTTCGTTTTAGTATCAACGTAAGTCTTAACTGCCTTCTGTGTAGGAACTTTAGCGTTACTATTAGCGGACAGTGTAATGTCGCTGGAGAATTCATCAATTGATTCACCAATTTGAGCACCGATAGAACCGAGTCTCAAGGATGATAGACCAGAAAGATCGAAGGAAGATGCATTCAAGGTTGTGCTACCAGTTGACTGGTTAACCTTAAAGTAACGACCAACGGTAAAGTTACCATCTTGGTCAGTTGAAACATAGAATACACGACCTGGGAAATCTTCAGTAACTTCGTTGCCAGGTGCAGGTGCCGAAAGTGGCAGACCAGGCCAGTTAGTTTGTGTCTTATTACCAGTACCGATATCTAGGAAGTCATGACCAGTTAGTCTAACTTGTGAATAGAGATATCTAACTCTAGTTAATTGACGATCGTAAGAGGGAGTTGGTTTTGTTTCTGCAAGAACAATGGTAACAGTACCAGTTGTAATTGTTGCAGATGTAGCAACTTGCATAAACTCACTGTCAATCTTGATATAATCTGCTGATAGAGTACCAGTTGCACTCTCAACCAAGATGATTGTATCACTAGCAGTAAGATCTCTAGCAGTTGTAGTTTGGGAAGGAACCTTAATTTGAAGTGCTCTAACAGTTATACCAGATGTATGTGTGGAAGCAGAAGTTCCTTCTACTCCTCTAACAACAGTAACTGATGTTGCAGTTGGGAAAGCAACAACTTCCATCATTTCGTTTCCGATAATGATATAACCACCAGTGTTAATACCAGTAATAGAAGAAACTTGAATAGTTACATCTGCTGCACTACTAATAGGTGCAGATAGAGATGTTGCAGTACCAGTTTGATATCTAATAATCGTGCTCAAACCGTCATGAGTTGCAGCAGCAGAACCTAGAAGTGCTCTAGTTACTGTTAGTTCGCCACGACCAGATGGTGCAGCATACGAAGAGTTTGCAACAACATATGTGAATTGATCAGCACCAGCACCACCAGGACCAGTTACATATTCAATCGAACCACCTGGATCTGGAGCAGCAGTCATGCCACCAAGAACAAAGGTAAATCCGTTTTGTCCTTTCTGTGCATCGGAGTTGTTGACTAGAGTTGTCGTTGCTCCTGATGTTTGTCCAGTAACAACTTCGTTCTGAACGAATGTACCTGTAAGAGGACGGAATAGAATCTTGTCTGCAGAAGGTTGGAAGCTAGTAACTTCACCAACAGCACCAGACGTACCACCAACAATCTGCTCATCTTTCTCGAAAGATGTAGTAGACATTGTGGTCAGATCATAGTTCAGTTCTAGACCATCGACAAATCCGTCGAGGGTAGTTTCATTTTCGTTGAAACCAGAAGATACAATAGCATAAGTACCCCAGGAAGAGTTACCTGCAAGAGATCTGATTCTACCACCTCTAGTGGAGCAGTAAGAAACGTGACAGTAGTAAGTGAAGCAGGATACAATTTCGGCAGCGCCGTTATTTGTAATCCAGAAACCTACACCACCGCTTTCGTGGATGTTAGTCCAGGAGTCAAAAACGATTGACTTGTTAGAAGGAGTTGCTGTGCCATCCCACTTCTCATGAACACCACCGTCAACGATAGCACCAACACCATTCTGTGAGAACGCAGAACACTGCGAAACGTAAGGAGAATTGGTGATTGGTGAGTTAGGGTTAAGTCTTACAAATACACCCTCAATCGTTGCGGTGTTAAGATCCTTTGGATCAGATACTGAAGGAACAAATCCTGCCATACCGTCCATAACCAAATCCTTAAGCATGGATTTGTTGGACAGATAGAACAACGTTGAGTTCTGATTAAGGATTGGTGCAACTTGATTGATTACAACATCATTAGTGCCAGCCTCGAAAGTATCCGAAGTTGTCCAGTCACCACCAGTAATAGGCATGATATCAATAGTACCACCACCATCTTTAACATCGATGATTTGTGCAGTCTTATCGCCAGCACCGTTGGTGCATGTTTCGCCAACAACTCTTAAAGCAGCATCAGGAACTGTAGCTAGTGTCAGTTTCTGTGTAGAAGAATTTGCACCAACGTTTGGTTTGATAACAGTAGTTCTCATGTTATCACCAATGATCGAGATATTCTCGGGAACGAACATTGGTAGAGTTTCGTTATACGTACCTGCCTTAACGTAAATAGTTGCAGGACCAGTAACGTTATCTAGAGCGTAACGTAGTGAACCAAATGACTTGGTAATATTTTCGCCACTGTTTAGATCACTGCCATTGACAGTAACATAGTAAACAGGATCGGTTGCATTACTCTTTTCCCAAGCAGGATAACCGTTAGAATCAACTGTCAGAACTTGACCGCTGGCTCCAATAGGTAGTCTGGCAGCACCAGAACCCGAAATATAAAGAACATCACCAGCATCTGTCAAGACGTTGGATTGAGCTCCTTGAGTCAGGGAGTTCCAATAGTCTCCATTAACGTCTGTCTCTGGAGGATTGTTAGTAGACTCGGCAACACAGATGTAAGAGTTAGACGCTCTGGAGATTGCATCACCAGGCTGATATGTTTCTGTCGAACTCCAAACACCTCTCCATGTGAAACCACCAACAACGAAGTCCCAATCAGCAGAAGCAGCTGATGGTGTGGAATTGGTATTGGTTGTTTTAGCAACGTATGAGTTACCACCAAGTAGTACAACGTCACCAGGTTTGTATGCTGTGCTATTGCTCCATGTACCTACAACTTTAAAACCAGTTGTTAGAATTTCCCAACTAGCGCCAAGGTTGTTTGGTGCAGCACCTGTAGAAGTAGAAAGGGCAACATAAGAGTAACCACCAAAGGTTACAATGTCACCAGATTGATACTCGGTATTAGTGTCCCAGGAATCTTCAAACTTAAGTCCATTGACATAAGAAATGAAATTTGCTGAAGCGAATGTACCGCTAGAGGTGTGGGCAACGATTACTCGATACTGATCGTTACCGTACTTTACGATATCGTTTAATTTGTAGAAGGTTGCATCTGCCCAATCTCCACGATTGTAAATGCCTTCGGTATGGACTTGCCATCTAGCGCCATCGCCCGAATACCACTGCGCTTCGTTTGATACCGACGTATGGTTGGAAACACAAACATAGGTGTTTGCGCCAAACTTTACGATATCATCGATAACGTATGCAGTTGCGACTGTCCAGTCGCCCCTCCAATTAAACTTAAGTCTGCCTAATCTGAAATCTGCCATGTTTATGCTGCCTTATTATTTGGGTCCTTCGGTGGAATAATCATAATTTTCATTGAAACGAATT